CGTATGTATCTTATCGGACACCAGTACGCCGACCCTCTATGGTATATCGCGATTGGAGACCGCTTCCATATCGCCGTGATCACAACTGGCGTTCCCCACGCAGAGCCCACCGTCGTAACATTACGATTAACCGCCACTACTACCAGGGAAGAAAGCCCATCAGCAAGCCGGTGAACAAGAGAAGAGTCAAAACCGTGCGCAAAAAGAACAAAAAGAAAAACAAGTTTAATAAGAAGAAATAACTATTTATAACGTTATGCAAACTCTTCGTAATCTTAGAAGAATAATCAAAGAGCAGCTAGAAACTGCCGAGTATAAGGCTCTTGTCGAGATTCATTATGACCGTGAATTCAAAGTCACAGAGATATTGGATCAGGTAAGAGCTTTATGTGGTATCGTCATCGTCAACTCTGAATCTACCGAGAAGATGACAGATAGAAAAGAAAAAGTTCTTACAAAGATTAAATTTTATGCACTTGGAACATCCACGAATGAATTCATTGCCAAGATGGTCGATAAAGCATTGTCGATTGACGGTATATACGCATTCAGGATCAAGAAAGTAAAAACAAATAAAAAATCCTAAGAGGTTATAATGAAGAAGCAACGATGTCTTATCATAGACATGTTTAATATGTTCTACCGAGGATGGATAGTCGATCCCTCCTTATCAGTTAACGGTGATCCCATTGGAGGACTAAAGGGCTCCTTGAAGATCCTTCAAAAGTTACTACGCGAGACACAACCCAACAGGGTTTTCATTTGTTGGGACGGACCCGGCGGTTCGCAACGCAGACGAAGCATCAATAAAGGATATAAGGAAGGTCGAAAGCCTGCAAAGGTTAACTGGGATAGCACCTTTCTTTCACCAGCCGCCAAAGAAGAAAACAGGAAATGGCAGCAAGTTCGTTTAATGGAATACTTTAACAACATGCCCCTGTGCCAGCTTCTTCTTCCTTCCGTAGAAGCAGATGATATCATCTCGTTTGTTAAAGACGCTTCTTGTTTAAAGGGATGGCAGAAAATTATTGTATCCCCCGATAAGGACTTCTTCCAACTGGTCGATTCTGAAACAATCCTGTATCGACCAATCCAGAAGCAGCTTTTAAATGAAAAAGACATTCTTGAAAATCACAAGATACACCCTCAAAATATGGCCCTTGCTCGTGCAATCGTCGGAGATAAAAGCGATAACCTACCTGGAATCGCTGGTATCGGACTAACGACCGTGGCAAATCGTTTCCCTTTCTTGTCAGATGAGGAATCTCACACCATTGACGAGGTTCTTAAACACTGTCAGAATGCCAACTCAACAGCCAAGGCATACACTAACATCATAGAAGGCGAAGATATCGTCCGCCAAAATTATAAAATGATGCAGCTTTATGCTCCAAGCATTAGTGTCCAAGGCAAGACATATCTAAGAGAAACAATTAAGAATTGTGAGATTACGTTCAATAAGACTGAAATTAAGAAGATGATGATTCAAGATGGCTTCGGAGAATTCAACTGGATAGACCTATATCAAATTTTTAATAGAATATCGGTTGAAAAGTGAGAACCGATTCAGTATAATAGAGAAATAAACATGGGACAGAAATGCAAAAAGAAAACATCAGCTTCTCAAAATATGGCAAGAATTTTCAAGAAGTACTCGCTTACTTAATTCTTGAAGATCGCCCCTTTTCGGAACAAATAGAAGAAGTGCTTGACGTTAACTTTTTTGAGTTAAATTACTTAAAAGTTTTTGTCTCTAAGATATTCAACTACCGAGCCAAGTACAAGGTTCATCCTACCTCAAAGATCTTTGATTCTATTATAAGAACAGAGCTAGATGATGAATCTGAAGCGACACGTGAGCAGGTCCGTCGATATTTTGCCCGCTCAATCGTAAGAGCCCCCACTGACGGCGAATATATCAAGAGCACTGCCCTCGACTTTTGCAAGAAGCAGAAGCTAAAAGAAGCGATATTAAAATCTGTTAACCTGCTTCAGAACTCTTCGTATGATGAAATCAAGAAATTGATAGACGATGCCTTGAATCTTGGTATCGATAACGATTACGGTCATGACTTTCAAAAAGATTTTGAATTGCGATATGAGCTTCGAGCACGAAACCCCGTGTCCACCGGATGGGATAAACTTGATAACCTAACAAAAAATGGTCTTGGGAAGGGAGAGCTTGGCGTCGTCATTGCCCCCACCGGAGCAGGTAAGTCAATGGTTCTCGCTCATCTGGGAGCAGAAGCGGTCAAAGCAGGACGCAACGTTGTACACTATACACTAGAGTTGTCAGAAGAGGTGACAGGGCTCCGTTACGATAGTTGTATTAGCGGCGTCCGCCTGGGCGATCTACACTCAATGAAAGACATGGTGTACGACTCGATTAAGGAAGTCGAGGGTAAGCTAGTCATTAAAGAATACCCAACCAAATCAGCATCAGTTAATACTTTGCACTCTCATCTAGAAAAGTTACAAAAAAATAAAACAAAAATTGGAATGATTATAGTAGATTACGGTGATTTGCTCAAACCAGTGGGAAGTTATAGGGAGAAAAGGAATGAGTTAGAGTCTATTTATGAAGGACTCCGTGCTTTAGCACAAGAATTTGAATGTCCTATCTGGACAGCCTCCCAAACTAATAGGTCTGGTTTGAACGCAGAAGTAATTACGATGGAATCTATCTCGGAAGCGTTTAGTAAATGCTTTGTTGCAGATATGATATTTTCAGTTTCACGAACAATAGAAGATAAGAACACAAACCAAGGTCGCATTTTTGTAGCTAAAAACAGAAATGGACCAGATGGGCTTGTATTTCCTATCTTTATGGACACATCAAGAGTAAAAATAAAGATACTGGACGCCCCAATTGTTTCAGATGAAAGAAAGCCGGTGAATAAACTTGTTGAGGTTTATCAGAAAAGCAAGAAGGAGTTCAATAGCGCAAAAAATGAAGGAAGTAAAGATGCAAACAGCTAATCAAATATTATCAGATATCACAGTGCATATGAAATATGCACGTTATTTACCCAAGAAAGAAAGACGGGAAACTTGGAAGGAACTTGTTTCGAGAAACAAGAAGATGCATATTAAAAAGTATCCCGAGCTAAAAGAAGAGATTAATCAGGCGTACAATTACGTCTATGATAAAAAAGTCCTCCCTTCTATGCGCTCTATGCAGTTTGGCGGCAAACCCATTGAGGTCGCACCCAACCGTATTTATAATTGCGCTTATCTTCCTATTGATGATTGGCATTCCTTTAGCGAGGTAATGTTTCTTCTCCTTGGAGGTACTGGTGTAGGGTATTCAGTTCAAAAGCACCATGTTGAAGCTCTTCCAGAAGTTCAGAAACCAAGCTCAAAAAGAACTCGCCGGTTTTTAATTGGCGATTCTATTGAAGGCTGGGCTGATTCCGTTAAGACTTTGCTTCGTAGCTATTTTCACGGAGGATCTAGGATAAGGTTTGATTTTTCAGACATCCGTCCCAAGGGTTCGCGACTAGTTACTTCTGGTGGCAAAGCACCGGGACCTCAACCTCTCAAAGAGTGCTTATTAAAAATCGAGGGTATACTTGACGCGAAAGAAAATGGCGACAAACTTGAGCCAATTGAAGTACACGATATTGTTTGTTATATTGCCGATGCTGTACTTGCCGGTGGCATTCGTCGCGCTGCTCTTATCTCTCTTTTTAGCGCCGACGATGAAGAAATGCTCGCCTCAAAAGCTGGTAAATGGTGGGAAACTAGCCCCCAGCGAGGTAGAGCGAACAATTCAATTGTCCTGATGAGACACCGCATAACAAAAGAATACTTTGCGGAGCTATGGGATAGAGTAAAAGCCTCAAATTCAGGTGAACCAGGGTTTTATTTTACTAACGATAAGGACTGGGGGACTAACCCTTGCTGCGAGATCGCTCTGCGACCATATCAGTTCTGTAATTTAACAGAAGTGAATGTTAGCGACGTTGACTCACAGGAAGAATATGAAGGAAGAGTCCAAGCTGCATCGTTTATCGCAACTTTGCAAGCAGGGTACACTGATTTCCATTACCTACGCGATATCTGGCAACGTCACACGGAAAAGGACGGACTCATTGGCGTGTCTATGACGGGCATTGCCTCCGGTAATGTTTTAGGTCTTGATATGACCAAGGGAGCGAGACTGGTTAAAAAAGAAAACCAAAGAGTTTCAAAGCTGATAGGAATCAAACCAGCAAGCCGCACAACCTGCGTAAAACCTGCTGGAACAACTTCCTTGACACTAGGAACTTCATCTGGGATTCATGCTTGGCACAACGATTACTATATCCGCCGTATCCGAGTCGGTAAGAACGAGCCTATCTATACTTATCTCTCTATTAACCATCCCGAGCTTGTTGAAGACGAGTACTTTAGACCGCACGATACGGCTGTAATTTCAGTACCACAGAAAGCTCCTGAAGCTGCGATTACACGACACGAAAGTGCCTTACAACTCTTAAAAAGGGTGAAGAAGGTCAGCCAAGAGTGGATTAAGCCCGGTCACCGCCGAGGACAAAACACTCATAATGTCTCTGCCACTGTATCGATTAAAGATTCAGAGTGGATCGACGTAGGCGAGTGGATGTGGGAAAACAGAGATTACTATAATGGGCTTTCTGTTTTACCTCATAACGGGGGCTCATATGTACAGGCTCCGTTTGAAGACTGCTCCTCAGAGAAGTATGAGAAGCTGGCTGAAGCCCTCAGTAGCGTGAATTTATCTAAAGTAGTTGAGCTTGAAGACAACACAGATCTCAAAGGAGAGCAGGCGTGCGCAGCAGGAGCCTGCGAGGTCACTTAATACTTGACTTTATAATTTTAGTTGCTATAATATGAGATATAACTACCCAAGGAGAATTAAATGAGTGAGCAAGAAAAAACCAAAGACGAATACATTGTTGACTTTATTAAAGCGTTCAAAGCTGTAGAAGACGAGATGGAGCCTTACAAAGAGCACCGCCGAGACTTAAAGAAAAATTATGTTGATAACGGCTGGATCACGAAAGACGAGCTTCGTTATGTCATTAAGGCGTACCGCATGCTATCCTCTGATAACGAAAATTTTGAACACTTCTCCGAGATCTATGATAAGATTTCTTCAAAGCTAGGAATTTAGTATGAATCCAGTTCCCTTTAACCGTCACCTCCTTGTCTCTAAACAGTTAGAGCAAGGAGAAGAAAATAAGAGTTTGGTCCTTGTACCGGAAGAGTATAAGCAGCGTGAGGCATTTGCCATGGTAAGTGTCGTCACGCCAGCCCAAGACTGTAACTCTCAATGGTCACCGGGGGATACGGTTATCGTACCAACTCATACAATTGAGACTCTATCTGTAGGTGGTGAGCAATATCATCTAGTATTAGAAAACCACGTACTAATGGGGCTTCTCGATAATATTAAAGGTGAATAATGAGAAATCTATCCCGCGCAGCGCTGGTCTACTGGACCTTGTTTAAAAAAGTTAATAAGCCCCGTCTTACAAACGACGGGGCTTTAGTCGTTGAGACTACTCCTCATACAGGACGATCGCCAGATGCGAAGTATATTGTAAGAGACGAGATTACTGATAAACTCGTTGACTGGGAGAATAATCAGCCTATTAGCGAAGAAGAGTTTGAAGAGTATTCAAGCAGCTTCCTCTCAGAGGCAGAGACCCATCGCTTTTATGAGCAAGATTTGTATGCCTGTGCCGATGACAAGCATCAGCTTCCTATTCGAGTTAACACCATAAAGCCCTGGCACTCTTTGTTTGCAAAGAACATGTTCTTTAAACCATCCCCAGAGGAGATTAAAGATTTCAAGCCAGAGTTTCAAGTTTACTCAATGCCATCGTACACTGAAGAACCAAGGGTGATCATTTCCTTCAAGAAGAAGATAATCTTAATCAGTGGCACAGATTACGCAGGTGAGATTAAGAAAAGTGTGTTCACAGTGCTGAACTTTTTATTGCCTCAAAAGGGCGTACTGCCAATGCACTGTTCTGTAAGCCTCCGCGAAAAAGATCACAAGTCTACCGTCTTTTTTGGATTATCCGGCACAGGAAAGACGACGCTATCCTCGGATACCTACAGCTATCTTGTCGGAGACGACGAGCATGGCTGGTCATCAACCGGACTGTTCAACTTTGAAGCGGGATGCTATGCCAAGACTATACGCCTCTCCCCAGATAAAGAGCCTTTGATTTTTGACGCCTGTCATAAGTTTGGAACGATTTTAGAAAACGTAGTCGTTAAAGATGACGACGCTGACTTTGATGATGCGACCCTCACAGAAAATACCAGAGCTTCTTACCCTTTAAGTTTCATCGATAACATATGGCTTGAGCCCCGGTGTGAACATCCAACTAATATTATCATGCTGACGTGTGACGCTTATGGGGTCCTCCCACCAGTGGCACGCTTAGATCCTGACAAGGCAGTCGAACAGTTTTTGCTTGGCTATACAGCAAAAGTGGCAGGAACAGAAAAAGGAGTCACGGAGCCAGAGCCCACGTTCTCGCACTGCTTTGGCTCCCCTTTTATGCCTCTGCGCCCTGGAGTATATGCAGAGTTATTGCGCTCCAAGATAAAGAAGCATAATGTTAAGTGCTGGCTTGTGAACACTGGTTGGCAAGGCGGACCATATGGCGAAGGCTCCCGTATCGATATCGCAGTCACC